CTGTTCTCGTCACTGTTTTACCATCCTCGAATGTCCATGTATAGGTGCGAGGCTTATCATTGGCGGTTTGTTCTTCGTTCATTTTCCCTCCGTTATTGGTTTAAAGTTTCTTCAGGTCTGCAATGACTGCCTCGAGATCAGCAACCTCATCATCGACTCGGCTTGCAACGCTCGCCTTTTCGTTCTTCAGTTGCGTGACCTGATTTTCAAGTTGAGCTATTTCCATTGTACTGACACTATCAGCCAACGCCTCACCAGTATTACCGTCAAAACGCTTTGACACTACCTGTAATTCCTCATGGGACTGTTCAGGGACTGCTGACCTTACAACAGCACCGGATTCATCCGTGACCTCTTTTACGGCCTTGGCATCGACCACTTTCTGCTTTCTGACCGTTACTTTTGACTTACCTTTTAAGGCTTTGTAGTTTCTCATGATTTTTCCTTTAACTGTTGTTTAAGTCGTTCCACTTGTTCCGATAATTCTTGCACTGCTTTTATAAGTGGAGTAATCAATTCTGCTTCACCAAGTTCCTGCATCCCATCTTTACCTTCACTCCAAACTGGAAACTCTGAATGACCAGCTTTATCCATAGCTTCTTTTACTTCTTGAGCTATAAACCCATAATGTTTTCTATCAGGGTTCTTTCTTTCAGTTTCATTTGCATCATACCCATCAAACTCTTTTGGGTATTCACTTGGAGATTTTTTCTTATATATTACTGGTCTGAGGTCATTAATAAAGGACAATCCAAGTTCACTGTCTTCAATATCTTTTTTGATTCTTATATCGGATGAATGTGACCAAGTTGCATTTTCACCAAAATCACAAGTAATAAAATCTGATGTTCTACCTATTTTAACTGTCTCAGTACCCGCACCTGCAAAGGCATTACTTGAATCTACTCCAGCTCCAATAATTATTTCATAAGTAACATCGACAGCACTTGCCTCGGTATGAAAGCCAAGGAATGTATTATTAGCCCCCGTAGTTAAAGTATCTCCAGCTTGATTTCCAAGAAGTACACAATTTGTTGCGGATGTGATAGCCAAACCAGCAGAAGACCCAACTGCCACATTAGTAGTACCATCCGTAATTGCATTAAGAGCGTTATAGCCAACTGCTACATTATTAGCCGCATCATTACTGGCTACTGGGCCTTGCATAGAACCTTTCCCTATTGCAGTATTATTACCACCATCATCCAAATTTGCTCCAGAATTACTTCCGACGTAGACATTATTATCCTGCTCATTATTGTTAAACCCAGCATAAGCACCTAAGAATACATTGTTGTCACCCGTACAGTTCTCACCAGCAACCTGACCAACGGCAGTATTTGAGGCTCCACCTGTGGAATCCATTAATGCCTGATATCCAACAGCAGTATTACTACCTGCGGTAGCTAAGTTTCCTGCTTTATAACCAACATATGTAGCTTGGGTACCAGCTGAAAGTGAAACCCCAGCTTGGTAACCCACAATTGTATTTTTAGCACCCTCTGTTAATGCTAACCCTGCTTGATATCCTACTAATGTCAATCCAACTGCATCGGCACTATTAACTGCCGTTCCTGCTTGATATCCGATAGCGATTGCCCCTGTATGAGCAGTACCTCCAGTAGCATCAAGAGCATAATTCCCGATTGCAATATTGCCTGTATGTGTTATAGTGCCAATCCCAGTTCCTAAATCACCACCATGTAATGCATCGAATCCGATAGCAATATTATGGTCAACTGTATGAGCATTAGAACCTGAACCGGGTACATTTTCCTTGGCTCCACCCAATGCACCTACACCCACAGCAATATTATAACTTTCTCCGTGTGCGGCAGCATCAAGTGCATTAGTCCCTACTATAGTATTGCTGGTTCCTGTAGTAATTGCATCGCCTGCGAGTGCCCCAACCACTGTATTGTTATCGCCAGTGGTAATAACCTTACCCGTTTTAAATCCCAAAAAAGTATTATATGTGGCGGCTCCATCGCCATCAGCCATGGTTTTATACCCAATTACAGTATTGCCATGAGTTCCAGCAGTATGATTTGTACTCAAAGCCCCATGTCCGATAGCAATATTCCCACTACCTTCTCCACCTGAAAATTCTGTGACATCTCCATCCATTGCTCCGTAAGCATCTACCCCAATAGCTATGATTCTTGTATCAGTATCAACAGCCCCCGCCGCATTTGAGCCAATTGCTATATTATTACCACCAGTCGTAATTGCATCACCTGCACCATTCCCGATAGCAACATTATTATCTCCAGATGAGATTAATTTAAGTGTATTCATTCCTACAGCAACATTTGAATTAGCTGTCAAACGATTAGCTGTAGCAGTCCCTACATTTGCACCCATTGATTGATAACCTATGGCAGTATTATTTTGACCTGTATTTTCATCCACAGCATCTGTCTCACCACTTCCTAAAGCCTGATAACCTAAGGCAACATTATAATGATTTGGTTGAGTATATTTAGCGGCTCCATAACCGACTGCGACATTATAAGTGCCATCATCACAGTTAAGAAGAGCCTCATATCCAATAGCAACATTCCCAGCTCCAGATGTGAGGGCTGTAAGTGATTTCCATCCGATAGCAATTGTGCCATCTCCAGTGGCGGCTCCTAATAATGCTTGAGAACCAATAGCTACACATTGTTCTGCTCCATTTATTGCACCTCCACCAGCATTATAGCCAACGAAAGTATTTTCACTTTCCGTATTAAAACCATCCCCGGCTCCCTGTCCTATGCAAACATTTGCCGTCCCACCTGTAATAGACAATCCCGACCTATAGCCAACACAGGTATTTTCACCTGGTCCATCATAATTCATCGCCTTTAATGACTCAAATCCAATAGCAACATTTTGTGACCCAGTATCTTCCACAAGTAAAGCATCTTTCCCGATAGCTACGTTATTATCACCAGAAGTGAGGGCATTTCCAGCACTTGCCCCGATTGCGACATTTTGGTCGCCTTCGGTCAAAGCACTAAGAGCATAGTACCCAACACCAACATTATAAGTAGCATCATTCATATTATCATCTGATACCCTATGACCAAAGAATGTATTATAATTAGAACCGGCATCAAGAACCTCACCCGCCTGATATCCAAAGATAGTATTATCAGAACCACTGTCATTATTCGAGAGTGATATGCGGGAGTTGGTATCGATTACCATCAAATTAGTAAAAGATGAATTGTCTTCTGTCTCTTGTATATGAAATTTGAGATTCTCATGCCTTAAGCGATGACCATGCTCAAAGTCCGCAGAGCCATCACTTGTACCTAATTGTATAGACGCATTACCAGTATATGATGTATCTGAATCTTGTACAATAAGAACTGGGTCAGCCGAATAAATGTGGAATATACTTTCAGGGGCTGTATTGCCGATTCCCACTCTGGTTGTCGAGATTGATAGTGCTGAATCTGTACCAGCTCCGTCTTCGATGTATTTAGCTGAAGCATCCGCACCCAGCGATGCAGATGTGATCTTTAATAATTGTGTATATGTTGAAGCAATACTATTCCCAGTTAATGCCGCCATTTTGAACTCCTTTTAATTTTTAGACTATATCTTCCCATTTTCGGGATTCATTCTCCCAGTCATCTGTGACGATGTTCCATAGATCACGGGCGAGCCGTGCCGTTTGAATGACATGGCTCATTAATTTTAAACTTAAACTAAGCATCAGCCAACATAGGCAATGCAAGCACCCGAAGCGAGTGTGAATCCGGTCCAGCGACCGAATATGGTCATACCCTGGGGGAATGTCTCACTATCTGCTACAGCCCCGCCATCTGCGTCAATATCAGTTCCAGTATATTGTGTGCTTGGGTAGAGTTGATTTGTGGCAGATATCAATCCAGCGTTCCCGCTATCAAATACTGTATCTTCTATGAATTGGATCGCAACGAATACACCAGAACCAGTTCCGCAAGTAACTGCGGTGGTCCCTGTGACTAATATTGAGCCACCTTGGCCCAGAGATATATTTTGGGCTTCAACTACTGCGAATTGTGCCATCTTTTTTCTCCTGTGCTACGATGCCTTACCGAGCGTGACTGCTCTCATGGGCATCTTGGTTATGAAATAATATTTTCTTTTCTCAGATCATTATCATTGATCGTGTTCATATGAACTATGGGCGCAGACATAAGCTTCCTGGCCCTGGTGGACCTGCATTTCGTGCATTTTGGCTTTTCATCGCCAAGAATGATCTGCTCCCATATATTGCTGCAACGGTGACACTTAAAATCAAATGTCATTTCTTGGCAGACCACTTTTTTTTTGGTGCTGGTTTGAGAGGATTTCCATTTTCATCGCATTCTACATAACCCTTGCTTATGAATTCAGAAACCACTTTTTTCTTTATCCAATTAACCTTGCCAAACACAGAACCATCTTTGCGTTTAAAATATCTCATAATGCTCCCAAACTTGGGGCGAAAAAGTTCGCCCCAAGATGTTATTTACCAAGATTAACCTGGATTATTGAAATTGACTACTCCGCATGAAGTTGAACCTGCCGCGTGTGACAGGCTCGCACCAAAAAGAGTATGGACAACAATGGAAGTGGACAAGTAATCAATATCCCGCGCACTCTCAACTGTTGGAGCCAACTGCATCGCCATGTAAACAGATTCTTTCTTGAAGATAGAAGCTGTCTCATCGCCGGTTCCGCCATCATCATCCCAATCCGTACTCACGAATGTGGGCATTCCATAAACGGACCCCACGGCTCCCGATACATTCGGGTTCTGACCATCACCGCGACGACTTGCATCATAGAAGTCCTGTAATGATAACGCACTCATGTAAGCTGCTGGTGAGCAGTATAAGTACGTCTCACCGTCCGCGTAATCGTGACCGGCATCCAGAAGTGACTGTAAACCTTCACGAAGTTTCGCAGTTGTCCAGGTATTATCAGTACCCAATGTTACATCGTTACCAGTTGCAGTCTGTATCACTTGTACTGCAAGATAGTTCTCGATGTACTTGGCAATCGCATAACCCATTGATTTGGCGTATGCGCCAAACAGGTCAGCAGATTCCTGGATCTTCACATGATCGCCGATACGTTTTGCTTCGTATGCGTGTTGATCCACGGTCAGGTCTACCTTGCCGTCCGTGTTAGCGCCATAAGATACAGCACTTCCGCTGGACAGGTTCGCAGCAGTTTCTTCAGTTACTTTCGGAATGTGCAGGATATCACCGCCTTCCGCCATGAGTGATGAAAAATCCATCGCCTGGTTGCGGATTTGAAATTTGCGTTCCGCATAATCCGCTATTGCGTCGCGCCATAATTCCGGTATGAAATTGGCAGCGGTTGTTGTTGTTACTTCAGCCATTTTAAAATTTCCTTAATTCTTGTAGTGATCCACAACCTTCTGCCAGTTGCTGACGCGCTCTTTCTGGGTCATATCCTTGTAAGGATGCTTACCATCAGAAGCACGCTTTGCCGCAATGGATTCATCGGTTGGCACTACGTTTTTAGATCGTTTCGCGAATTTTATAAGTTTTGCCGTAGACATCTCTTCTGCAAACTCGCGATCTTCCTCATTTAGCGATTCCAGGGCATCCTGCCTAAGTGTCTCATCCAGTGTCTTAGCATGATCTACAATCTTTTCCATTTCTTTGGCTTCATTATCACGCTTTTCATACAACTGCTGCCACTTTTCCTGGTCCTTCAGCTTTGCAGTCTCAATAGACTCAAGCTTCGATTCCAGGTCAGAAACCTTGTCTTCGCTCTTTTGCGCACGACTGCGATACTTCTTGCTTTCAGCAATCAACGAACCGACATCCGTGCTTGTGTCGGGCGTTTCTTGTTCCGTAGAAGCCGGAACTGCCTGCTCTTTCTGAGCTTGTTTTTCTTCAGACATACTGTCTCCTTACATTACGATAACCTTAATTGGTTGCCGTGAAAGTCTTTCTAAGTTCTTTTTGACCGTACCCGCTATCATTTTAACTACCGCCATTTGCGGTAATGGCCCTATTCTATTACTACCAACGATGACACGATCTTTATTATTCTCTTTTAATTTTTTTCCTTGCTTCTGGTCCTCGATACCATATTTTATATGCAGTTCCTTATCTATTGTATTACTGATATACTGGAACTTGTTGAGCATTTCACCCGTCAAGCGCAGGTCTGGCGGATGTCCGCGCCTGCTTATCTGTTTTGACCCAAATTTACCTGCTACCTTCTTACTTCTGTATTTGACACTATAAGGCTTGAACTCCCTACCCTGATTATCGATACCGCGGTTGATCTGTAATTTGTGCTGATTTACAATATTCTTGCCGCCTTTCTCCAGGTCGCTTTCTTTAAACTTCAGTAATGTGGTAATGTCTATCATGTGACCGGATACCATTGATGTCTACATCGCCAGCCACCGCGAAATTCAAATCCGTCACTCTTAATATCGCGTATCTGCTTTTTGGTCAAATAGCCGGCATCCAGATACTGCCTGCATACAGGACGGTTCTTTTCATCTCTGGGACCAACATATTCCCATTTCGTATTCGCCGGCAGATCAATGGTCATACTGGCAATAACACTCTGCTCATAAGTGGAAAGCATTGTCACAATAACGCTGTCTGCCCTATTGCCCTTGACAGTAATGCTCATCAGATCAGCTATTTCATTTCGATCCAGGCCATTGACAATACCCTGCGCAATGCTGGTCTGTACCGAAGATGCGACATTCCTTGTAAGATTATTGATCATTGTGCGCTGTATATTCTGTAAAGCCACGAGTTGTGTCTCGGTTGTAGCCCCAAAAAACGGCAAAGCAGTAAGAATGTCCTCCGTTGCAACCATATAGGCGTTGATCCCGGTAGACATACCCAAATCCTCAATAAAATAGGCCGCAATATCAAGCGCAGCGAGAAAAGCCAATATTTCAACAGGAGAAAGACCTTCTTCTTCAAGTGCCTCAATATCATTTAAGAATTGGTCATTGGCAGTGTCAAGACTCGCTAAATATGCTTCAAGAGCATCATCAATCGGCGGCATTTTGCAATCGGCTCAGTAAACGGTTGGCAGGCTGGGCCTCTGTAACATTTTCCTTGAATCTCTGAATATCAGCCGGTGTAGCATCGGGATTGTTAATCTCGAACCACATTGCCTTTGATGCTAAACCATTCTTGAAGCGCCAATCCCAGTATTCGATCTCATCCCGCGGCGTAAGAATGATCTGCATCGGCTCAATGAAATCAACCGAGTAATCCTCCTGCAAATTCACGCCGGTCTTGACCTCAATGATGCGCCGGTCCACCGCGTAGCGCTGCTTTTCCCAGGGCCGCCAGGTGTCTTCCACCGCAGCACTGCGCTCATCCATTAGTTCAGCGTCCTGAATTCGCAATGCTTCCGCACTCGGGGCGTTGCCGTGCGTATCAGCGAACTTGACGCGGATGCCGTTGTTCTGCAGCGTGGCCTCAGTCATAAAGCGCAAAGAATCAATGATCTGCGAAAGGCTTCCGCTGGGCGCTGTCACGCCTAAAGTGCTGTTCTCAGGCAAATATAAAATCTTGTCAACACCCAATTCCAGGCGGCTGGCATCATCCACGTTGGAAACCCATTTGATCCCCAAAGCTCCAAACCGGATCGCCAGCGCCAGTTCGGTCATGCCAACGCTTAAACTGAGATCAGCCCGGATCACATCATCAGCTCCGGCAACGTAAAAGTCCCTGATCGGCGGCTGGCGGTGAACGAAAACCACCGGCAGAATGCCGTATGGATTTTCATTCTCATCGTTAACCTTAACTTTAGATCCGTTAGCATCCAATATGTAATGCTGGCCTGGAAAACCGGGACGCTCTGCGGTCCAGACTGCGTAAGACAAATCATTATCCCTGGCATTGCCGTGGTTCTGGATGGGATACATCACCGCTACCGGCTCGGCATCGTTCTCTAAGAATAACACATCAAAGAACGGGATCAGATCATACTCGACACGCAGGTTGCGCTCCGACCAGCGGCAGTGAAAAGCCATTGTGCCTAAAAGAAAAGTTATTCGCTCCAACTGGCGGCGAACCATGTTCAGACCAGATTTATCTATATGCTGTTCGTATCTGGAATCAGCCATCATTCTCGGGGGACGGCGGTAGGACATGGCTCTTATAGAACATATGCGCCTGGTGAGATTCTGATTGAAAATGGGAACCTGTCGGAGCGATTCAGAACCAAAAAACTTCTTTATGTACTGCTCAGTGTAACCTTCGTAAAAGTCAAGCTTGTTCTCGCGGTCGTCATTGCGGTTGTTGTCATATACATTTAAGGCATCCCTTAAAGCATTGCGGACGATATCTTCAGATAAATTCGGGATGATCACCAGTCTATTACTCCTGCCATTCTACTCTTAATAGGGAAAAGATTACATATGCCGTAACGCAAAGCATCGCAAATGTGGTCGTATACGCCATCCTTCAACGGCTCTTCCTTGATTCGCTGATCCGATCGGTTCTCAGGATAACGGTAATTCTCGTAGCTCTGAATGGAGCCTTTGCACTTCGACGCAACAAAGAAATGCGTGTCGCCGTTGGCATCCTCAAACCAGCGCCTGACATGGCTTACGCCGTTGACCACGTTGCGGGTGACACTGTCCCTCTTGAAACGAACATACATGCCCTTGCGCCGAAAACATTCAATATCTGAAATACCCGACTGGCTCGCTGTGCCGCCCCCGGCAGGATCGCCGAAATAAGATACGATCGGATACGGCAGCCTTTTGACCATGTCTGCCAGATCATCCGTCTTAATATTCTCTTTCAAAGCTATTTCGTCGATCTGATAGATAGTCGGTAGCCCTTTGGCCTTGTAATCCACTTGAAAAACAACAACTCCGGGTCGGCGGTAGCCGAAATCGATCGAGACATAGGTGGACAAAGCAGGATCGAACTTGAGGTCGGGCAGAATGTTGGTCGAGCGGTCAAACTGGTAAACCTTGCCCGAGTACGAACAGAAACGGGCTTCATATTCTTGCAGATAGGTTTCATGTGTAAGCTCCTTCTTTAAATCTTCTATGTTATCCTTGAAAAACGGCGATTCATTCGACGGGTGCTGCCAGCACTCCCAATCAGGAAATTCGTCAGAATTGCCCCGGTCCCATATCTTATGCCACCAGTTGTAACCGCGAGGCGTGGAAACCATTAAGCACCAGCCATGGCGGTCCGATAATGTCGGCCTTAAATACTGTTCCCAGATAAGCTTGTTCGGAAGCGCTGCGGCCTCGTCTATTATTAAATAATCAACTCCATCGCCAATTAAACTTTCCGCGCTGTCCGCCGACTTGATCGACAGCTCGGAATTCAGTCCGGCAAGCTTCAAATAATACAGGTCACCGCTGATCTCTTTCTTGAACTCAATCGGCAGCTTCAGCTTTACCATGATATCTTCCTTAATGATCCTGGCAATCTTCTGAGACAGGTTGTAACTGGGCGAAACTATCCAGCCCCGCGTGTTCGGGGTCAAAAGCCAGGGCAGTATCTCGTATGCCGCTGCGTGGGACTTCCCACTGCGGCGGCCCTGGCAGTTTATGCGAAATCTCGCAGTTGATGAATGGATGTCACGCTGTTGCTGGATCGGCTGGTATCCCACCAGCTTCCACAATTTCTCGCGATTGACTATCTGCTTTACCAAATGGATTTCCTTCAAAACCGACTTCCTTCAGCACTGCTTCAAGATTGCCGGTCATATCGACCTGGCTCTTATCGGTCTGATTTAAATAATTCTTGCCGAGGAAGATAAGCAGGGCAGTATTTCCCTGAGATGCGTTCTTCCACTGCAGTTGTCTCAAAGAAAGCTTCATTTCTTCGTAACCCTGATCGTATTCCTTGCGGAAACGGGTGCGAATGACCTTCTCGGAACAGCCGAAGTATTTGCCTATCTCAATGTAAGTGCAGCCGAAACTGGCGAGCATACGGACCTTCTCTGGAGGTATATCATGCTTATTACCCATACTTTATAGCTATTTCGGTGACAAAAAGAGATTGGCGCACTTGGCAAGCGTGCGCCGCCAGTAGGTCTTGGCAGTGGATTCTGAGATTTCCAGTATGTCAGCTATGATCGGGAATGTGTGCTGCTTGATTCTCATGGCGAATACCTGGCGCTCGCGATCGCTCAGCTTATCGTATAGCTCATGGGCCGAGAGCTGGAGCCAGCGCAATTCATGGGCGATGAAGCCGGATTGGAAGACTGCCATCTTTGCGGCGAATTCCTTTGAGCGGGTGATGGCATTGATCAGGCGGTCCGCATCCACATCGGTCAATTCGTGCCACTTCATATTACGATAAAGCAATTTTTCTAATAACAAGCGCCAATATAATACCTTGAATGTGTTCACAAAAAGACCAGAAAAAATTTAGAGACACACCACGTAGAGCAAATCTGGTTTTCCTTGGTGTATCGGGTCCAAATCATGCAAAAACGGATAATAAACCCGCTTGCAACCGACGAGCGGGGACAGGTTGTAACCATATGTAACCAAGCGAAACACCAGGGCGCGGAACATCTATTTTGACCCGATCACGCTCGAATTATCCATTCATGGAATGTTCACATAATCCAAGGAAAACCGGGCATTGTTCACTAAATTACGGGGTCAATTAAACGGATGTGAGAATCCAAAAATAAAGGATAGAACCATGAAGATAAAAACAATCGATATAATAGCCCGCGAATGGTTTGATCGTGTGAATGGTAACAGCTATTTTAGCGCACAGATCACGCTTAACTATGGCATGAAGGATGCCACACTAATAAAGGTTCCGTTTCAATATGGTTACGGTACACATTATGAAACGGTTTGCAAATCAACACTAATTAAAAAAGGTTATTTAAAACCGGTGTCGGTTCCGCATAAAGATAGCATATTCAAACAAGAGATTCCAAATAGTCTGATGCGTATTTCGTGGGATTGCATGAAACATAATATAATTCTACGTTCATCTAAAGTAGAGAATTGTTTGAAAGTAGATGTAAAACGGTTCGGGGGTGAATCATGAGACAACTATTAACACCACCGCACGGAAACACCAAGACCAATAAAGCGCTTTCCATGGGTTACGCAAACTATATCTTACACTTAGCACCGCACAAAACGAGCGGTTTCAATGTTTGCCCGAATGCTTCGCAGGGATGTATTCAATCTTGTTTGTATAGTTC